GGAAGTTGGACTAGAGATGTGAAAGAATTTTGGCCTGATGCACATTATACTTGCATAGAAGCAGGAAAAAAACACGAAGGAAGATTATTAAAATGTGCAAATGAAGTTTTTATTGCTGTATTAGGAAACGAAAATAAAGAAGTAGATATGCACTTAAGACAGATTAAAGGCCATAAAATAACTTATACTAAAGGATCAAACATATTTGGAATTGACACATTTCCTTCACAAGCAGTAGAAAAAAGAAAAATGCAAACACTTAAATCTATTGTTGGCAACGATGCAACTTATGATTTTATTAAACAAGATGTACAAGGTGCAGAACTTTTAGTAATGAAAGGCTCGCCGGAGATTTTTAAAAGAGCAACTTATGTTTTAAACGAGGTAAATTTATATAAAGACCCTAAACAACCTCTTATACCTGATGTAGATGAGATGGACCTATTTATGCAAAGTTTAGGATTTAACAGTAGTGCCATTATAGGGGATCATGGAAAAGTTAATCAAATAGATAAATTGTACTGGAAAAATTAATTGGTATAAAAAGTTACTCTTTTTCTATACTTCATAATAAAAGTATTAAATGTAATACGGTTAGTATTTTTATTACTTTCATATGAGTGCCAAGTATGTCCTTCTTGTCCACAAAAAATAAATGTATTATTAGGTTTCCATTTTGCTTCGCCTACGTAGGCATCTTTAGTTTGTGCTGTATAAAATTTAGTCCCAACATTATTTTCTGGCGAGACATATGTTACAGCACTCCAAATTTTTTCAAGACCTTCCTGGTGTATGTGAAACTGCCATGGTAATGGTGGAGTAACAGATATATGTACATTGACTCCTAGGTTTTCATACCATCTATGCTTTGGATACTTGCCACATAACACTTTTATATTTTCATATAAACTTTCACATATATTCAAAGTTTCGTTATAAAAATCTATTCCATATTCTTTATAATCTTTTGGATGAATTTGTACTAATTCTGTTGTTGGAAAATTTAATTTTTCAATACATTGTGTTTTTAATTTTTCAAATACAGATTCATCAAATGTGTTTTCAATAATTTGATGAGGCCATGGAGTAGTAATTACATCTGTGCTAATGCATTTATCAACAAAATTTTGCCCAATCATTAATGAAAGTTTTCGTAATCTTTTAACCAAGCTTCTAAGTCTGGTCCATTAAGTGGTTCGGGTGTAAGCCATTCCTGTACACCTTTAGTCATTTGCCATTTACCACTGCCCATTTGATGAGATTTTTCAGGTGCTTCTATATTCCGTCCAACCATATATCTACGAGTTCCAGAACCATATGGTGCAATTTCTGTATGAATAACAATTAAGCCTAATTGTTCTATTTTCTGTAACATTCTTTCTTTGTGGTTCATATACTATTAGTTATCTTACTATTTTTATAATTTTATTGTATTTGTTTATGCTTAAATCTAATTGTAAAACCGGTCTGTTAGGTAAAACTGATTTCCTTTTAATTATTTTTATGTTTTTAGATCTTGTTATTAAAAATGTATTAGGTTGATATTTTATAATTTTTCCTTTTAGATCTATATCGTTACCGGCTTCCCTATCAGATCTTTCTTTAAAAAACCATAAACAAATTACTTCTTTATTTTTATTAAACTCACGTAAGTCTTTAAAAAATTCAAAACCAATTTTATATTTGGTATCAAAGTCTTGCCAAATTTGGTGAGAAAGGTTGTTTTGGTTTTCGTAAAGTTTATCGTATTCTTTAAGATTAAAAATGCCAGTTGCGTAAATGTATTCAACCGGTTCTTTGTGATAATGAGGTTTTCTTAATTTTTCCCAGTTCATTAAACATAACTAATTCCTCGCAAGGAATTTAGTTTTAATATATTCTTGTTCTTCTTGTCTCCATTCTTTACCGTAGTCAACGTCATTCCATGATTTAAGTCCAATGTCTTCTGGTATGTAACCATTTTCAAACCACGGCCCACCACGTGTATAGTGAACCACTTTAGCATCATTAGTTTTATACCAACCTTCTAGGTAGTTGTATTGATAAGGTATTTCACCAATTTCCTCATCTTTAAGCCAGCGGAATCTGTGTAAGAACGGTGTAGTTTCGTTGTTTAAAACTTCTTTAGTAAGTTTTTTATTGGACGGATGTCCACAATTCCATAACATCATTGAACTCCAGTTTTTTCTTGGATAAGCAAATTGTTGTTTGCCGTCCATTTTAACTTCTTCTTTTGGTTTATAATCGTGATGAACGCACATTACAGCATATTTGTCATCAGCCATATCAAATATTTCCTTTACATCACTTAACCATAAAAAGTCACAGTCAACAAATATTGCCCAACCTTTATAATCATTTAATATAGGAACAGCAAAACGTGTAAGACTAAACTCTGTTGATGCTTTTTTATCAATAGGACGATTATAAATTCCTGCAGTTCTTAATTCGTATTGTTTAATTGGAACAACTTCAACATCGCTTTTTGTTCTTTTTAATATTGAGTGTCTAGCAACCTGAAATGCTATGTCTTCTCTTGAATCCCAACCTATGTATATTTTCATTTTCTTCCTGATAAAATTTGGTGTATGTCTTTCCAGTTATTTACTCTGGTAATCTCAGGGTGGTTGAAGTCTCGGTTATATGGACGGTCGTATAATAACACCTTTAAACCGTAATTGAGCCCGGCTAAAGCGTTCTTAGGCTTGTCCTCGACCCAATACAGTCCGGTGTTGTGAAACTCTGCTAATGCTGAATCTTTGTCTGCTCCTGTACCTAATATGTGGTAGTTTGAAAAAACATGATCCCCAAACAATTCTCCAAGTCGTCTTTTACGTAATTCTTGTGCTGGCTTGTCAGATGTTTGTGAAGTAATTGGTATAAATGTCCAACCTTCTGCATGTAGTAGTTTAACCCAAGTTTGTGAATCTGTCATAGGCCGTTGTGTTCCCATCCAAGCACTTCTGTTAAATTCTCTAATCTCTTTTCTAATTTCTGGAATAGTAACACCAAAACGCTCTGCCATTTCGTAAGTGTTTTTTTTGTCTTCTAACAATCTATATGGGTGATATCTATTTCCTTTTTTATCAAAGAGTGTTCGCTGTAACATCCATTTAGTAAAATGGTGTTCCCATTCTAGTAATACGCCGTCTACGTCAGTAAGGATTATTCTATTTGATTGTGGCATCTTCCATACCTGCTACTCGTAGTTTAACAATGTTTGTTATTTGCCACTGTTTTTGGTCGAGCCCTTTGGTAATGCCTAGCCATTGGTTTCTTACTAAAGCAAAGTCATTTATAAGTTTTTGATAATCAATTACTTCTGTTTCACCGTCAACATATTTTTCTGCTTCTCTACTATTCAATGCTCTATTGTAATGTTCAAAGTATTTTATAAATGCTTTTGATCTTATACGTCTTAATTCTATATTAAGATACTCTAATATTGCTTCTAGTTGTTGTAATTGTGAAAATCTTTGCTCAACAATACCTGGTAAAGAAGCACTTGCTTTCTCAAGACTACCAAATATTTTAATTTCTTTTTTTGCTTGTAATAATTCTGTATCAAAATAATTGATACAATCGGGAATTTTATCTAAATTTCTACTTACTTCGTTATACCAATTCATTATTCCTCACTATCATAATCATCATCTTCTTCTTGGTCCTCAAACACAGAATTAATTGCTTGTTCTAGTTTAGGGTCATATTCTGCAGATGCTTTAATTTCATCTTCATCAACACCTATATCTTCTAAACTTTTTACAAAGTCAATTGCCGCGTCTGATTTAGTTCTTTCTGGTAGATAATGTAGTAGTGAGTTCCATATGCGTTCGATATTTTCATGGGTCATGTCAGACATTATTGTTTTCCTTAGGTTCGGTTGTTGTTGATAATTTATCAAAATCTTTCATCAACATCATTAATTTATCTCCGACCCAGGCTTTTCTGAACTCAATATGCTCCTTCTTAGCACTATCTACGTATTTTAACCTATTTCCTTGTTGTGTTAGTACACCTTTTTTCTCAAATAAGTCTACTAATCCACTATAAGGATCCATTCCTGTCTCGTATGGAATTTTTACTTGTACTGATTCAAATGGTTTTGAAAAACGTGTTTTCATTACTTTACAAGCCGCTCTAATTCCTCTTATGTCTGTAACTTTATTACCTTTTTCGTCTTCTTTAAGTTTTAATTTTTTCATTGCAATCACAATTGAACTTGCATATATAAATCCTTGTCCGCCCGATATTTTATCATCAGGATCAAACATATCTTGTGATGCGTATGTGTGATTAGTTGCTATAAGTCCTACGTTCCAACTACCAAACATATTAACACAGTTCCTTACAAGTGCTGTTAAGGCTTTAGGTTTTCTACCTAAGTCACCTTTCATTTCGCCTTTTTCAAATTGATCTACGTCAGTTGGTGTTAGTAACATACCTAAACTATCAATTACAATTAGTACTTTAGGTGCGTTCTCTTTATCTTCGCCATGTTCATCTTTGTAACCCTTCATGAAATCTGAAACTGTTCTTGCAACATCGTCTACCATGGATAAACTTAATCTTAATAGTTTCTTTTCGTCAGTATCTACGCCAAGTGCTTCTAACCACGATTGGTCTAGTGCATTTTCAGTGTCAATTAGTATTACATAAATGCCTTGCTTTTGTGCATTACGTACCAAATTGCCAGATGCTACAAAAGATTTACCCGATCCCGATTCACCTGCTAATACTGTTACTTTGCCTAATGGAACACCTTTGTTAAAGTCACCACTTATTAAATAATTTAATGCATAGTTTCCTGTAGAAATCCAATCAGTTGGATCGTTGAATCCTATGCCAAGTCCTGATATAGACTTTGTTATATTTTTTCTAAATTTTGTTACGTCAAATGGTTTTGTCATTTTTTATAACAAAATCCAAAGGATAACTAATACAATTAATACCCAAGCAGGTACTTGTTTGTATAATACCCAATCTATAATTTTTTTAATTTCTGTTTTCATAATATCCTTATTATAATACACAAGGCCTTAACTGTCAACAATTAAGGCCTTGGTAAATGTCAGATTATTTTGCTTGTCTTGATCTAATTAATTTCAAAATATCCTCTGCTCTTTTGGCACTATCACCTGCAGGCTGAGCCGCTGGTGTTGGTTGAGCCGCTGGTGTTGGTTGTGCTTCAGCTTTTACTTCAGCATTTACCGGATCAGCAGTCTTCTCAACTGGTGCAGGTCTACTTGCTGTTGGTACAGACACTTGTCTAGCACCTATGCCTGCAGGTCTAAAGTATTGCCCATACTTCTCAAGATCATAAGATTCACCTTCAACAGATTTTTCAAATAATTCCTTAATTATTTTAACTTCTGCATCTGATGGTTCTTTTGGTCTATAGTCTGATAAATTATGTAATCCAAATTTATCAATATTTGCTCTTTCTGTTTCGTCTAGAGCACGTTCTCTTCTTGACCATTTTGACGTTGAGTAGTCAGCGTATCCACCTTTAGTTGTTTTATTAATTCTAAAGTCAACACCTTTTACATAATCAGTTGGTAACTCTTCCATTTCCGGATCAAGTAACGCCGATCTAATAATGTTAAAAATTTGAGGTCCAATAATAAATCTTCTAATTGGATTCTCTGGTACTGTATCTTCGTTTAACGGATTAGTTACAACAAAACCTTGGAAAATATAACTTTTCTTTTTCCAATATTTTCTGCCCATGTCTTCCATACTTTTATCTTTAAACCATGGTCTAACTTCTGTTAGAACTGGACAAGTTTTTCCGTACATCTCCATACATGGTACTTGTACCTGGATTGGTCTAGAATCACTTTGACCTTTAATACCTGCAAAAGGTAGTTTGATCATGTTTCTCTCTGTCCAGAAA